ATTTAAAGGTGGTTATGATGCAACAACTAATACACCTGTTTTAGATAGTAGAGGCACACAAATTGCATCGGCTGTCGGTGATTACTATGTGGTAACTGCAGCTGGTACTTTTTATGGAGAAGTTGTAGAAATAGGGGATTCATTAATATGTCAAACTGCTACAAGTTCAGGAACTGGTAGTTTAAGTGATTGGGTTACTGTTCAGTCAAATATTGGTATAGCAACAACAAGTACACCAGGTATAGCATCTTTCCCAACAGGCAATGATGGTCTTGCTATAACAGCAGGTGGTGCTGTAACTGCACAAGTATTCTCTGCAGGTAATCTAACAGGTGGTTATGTTCCCGATGCTTCAAGTTTATCTGGTGATGAATTTTTAAGTAGAGATGGTACATTTAAAGCAGGTCCTGTAACTAATGTTTCTTCAGTAGCTACTGGTAATGGACTTCTTGGTGGCCCAATAACCAGTACAGGTACAATATCTCCTGATTATACATCTGCTAATAATATAATATTATCTGCAGCAGATGGTACAGGTGACACTTTAGCTGATGCTGATGATATATTATTCAGTGTTGGTAATAATGTTAAATATGGTAATTTATCACAACTTAAAACATATATAGGAGCTGGTTCTGGAACTATAACAGGTAGTGGTACTACAAACACTATACCTGTATTTTCTAGTAGTACAGCTGTAAGTGATTCAATTATAGCTCAAGATGCTGGTGCAACTGTAGCAACAGTATCAGGTGCGCTTACAACGACTGGTACTATTACAATACCAAGTATAACTGATAGTACTTCAAGTACTGGTTCTGCTGGTCAAGTGTTAACAGCTGGCTCTGGTGGTGGTTCTGTAGAATGGGGTGCTGCTGCCGCAAGTTATACCAAATGGGTATTAACCGGTCAATCAGGTACTCAAGATATTGAAGATGGTAATACTGTATTAATAACATCTGGAAATACAGCTATTACTACTGCAGCTGCTGCAACTGATACTTTAACTATTACATCCACAGCTTTTGGAGGTGGTGCTACGATTGGTCATGTACCAGATGCGAGCGGTGGAACTGATACTACTAAATTTTTAAGAGGTGATGGAACCTGGCAAGACGCTGGTGGACTTCC